GGGCGGTGCCCAGCCCTTCAATGTCTATCATCAAGTCCATAAGGACATTATAGCAGATTTTTTGAAATCTGTTAACCGATAACCCAGGTAAGTGGCTGACTTGCATCTACGTAGTTTACCAATTGAGCTATAAGTTCGTCTTGTGCTGTTTTGGCTTCAGCTTTCATAGCAGTGCCGTTTAGGGTGCCGCCGCCCTGTGGTCCGGCAATGGTTCCAAACTTTTCACGTGCTTCACCAATGATCATTTTGCAACTGGCTACCATGTAGTCCCTGATCCATTGACTGATTTGATAATCACTCAACAGTTGGATTTCGGGCTTGAGCTGGTAAGTCCAGAGCAACACAGCTTCACCTGTGCCTTTGGGATCACGAATCAACTGAAGTTTTTTGGTCACCGGGTTGAAGGTATAGTTCATGTAGCCGCCAAACATTCTAGCAGCCAATTCAGTGTATTGACTGTAGAAATCGTAGGTAGCAAGACCACCGGCCACGTTGAAGTTCATCAAGTAAACCTGCAAGCTGGCCTGTGCAAACGGGTCAAAGTTTGATGCAAAGGGCCCGGTAGCGTCGCCGAATGTTCTGCGGAATATCTGACGAACACTTACAATTTCCTGCGGAAGTGTATAGATGTTTTCGTCTTTGACTAGATAGAAAAAGATATAGGCTTCTTCGTAGGCATTGTTGGCACGTTGACGATAGGTGCCAATGGTTTTTTGATAGGCTGCTTCGTAGTGGCTAGGATCTAACTCAAGGTCAATGATTTGATTGCCCAACTGTAATTGGGCATATTCTATTAAGTTTTGTTTGAGTTCGCTAAGTGTATCTTGTTCTTGGGCCATACAGGGACTCCGGGTCCCTGTATTTAGCTTACCAACTGCGCAGAATTACCAAGTTTTCAGTGCCGCGAGCATTCCATGCTGTTTCTGTGGTAGAGAGGTCTTTGAAGATCTTACGTGCGGCGGGCTTGCCTGCGGCACTGATTGCTTTCAGTGTTTCTGCTGGCTTGCGCACAGTTTTCTGCAGGGTTTCCACTGTCGAAAAACCAATCACAGCATTGTTCTTCACAGTAAACGTCTTGGTATACTCGTCTGCAACAACATGAATCAGTTTGCGCTTCTTGGTGTCATACAACCAAGCTTCCGACTTGTCCACTAACTGTGAGGCAGGCAGTGACTTGAGCTTGAGTTCTGCAAATTCCATCTGAATCTTGAACTTTGCGGACTTTTTCTCTGGGCTCACAGGCTTGACCTTGCGCGGCTTGCGTTCCACTTTTTTGATCTGCACATAAGCACCGCAGTCTGACAGCACTAACTCACAGAACTTAACACATTGTTTGAGTTGAGTCTTGGTCATGTAGTCGTAGGCTTTCACAAGGTCAGCATCTCGGCCTGCTACAACTTCTTCAAACTCTATAAGTTTTCGAGCCCAGACGTCACGAATTTCTGACACCATTTGCGGGGCAATGTTCATTGACCGCATCAAGCTCACAGGTTTGTAGTCAGCCGTGAGCTTGGCACCTGCGGCAATGAACTCGTCAAACTGGCCATCCAGCTCGCCCAGGCACTCCGACACTTTTTCACGCAGTCGGTCCTGAATGGTAAGTCGAGCAGGCGCAGATTCGTCTCGGACTTCTTCTGCTTTTTCTTCTTTTACTGCCAGCAGTTCGGCGATCAAATTATCCAGTTTAATTTGCTCATGTTCGTCCAACTGCAAGCCCATCATAACCATGCGACACAGCCAACCAGCTGTCATACGAACCTGGCTGTCGGGCATGGCACGAATCTTTTTTGCATCCTTGGCACGTTCGTGTGCGTCCAAATACACAGCCAAGAACTCCTTGGCTTCTTTCTTGCCATAAAAATAGCCATACCAGTTAAACGCACGGGTCAGCGTGGCAAAGCGATCCTCTGTGGGCTGTGCCCTCCACATGGGTTCTGACCCCACGTATTTGGTGTCAGGACTTTTGGGATTAAGGGGTTTGAGTTTGTAAGCAATAGCAGTCATGTTAGTCCTTACTTAGTTTTGGGCAGATTTTTTACAAGGTCAAAAAGTCGTGCGGCACGATTGATGTCAAAATTTTTGTGCTTATACATATAAGCCTTTTTGCGTTCTGCAACCTCAAGTGCAGAGGCAATTTTCCATTTGGTGTTAAAGTCTGCGCTCATTAACAGTGCAGACATGTCTACAATGTCCAACGCATACTCCACCCATTTTTCCGTTGCTTTGACTTTGTCGTAAGGCACTATAGCTTTGGACTTGTTGGCACCGGAATATTTTGCAACAAAATTAGCAGCCTTCATAACACACCTCTTTGTTGAACAAGTGCGTATTATAGCATATTGCTATTTTGGTGTCAAGCCCGCGGCCAGTAATACAAAAGTTAACGATTTTTCGTCCCGAAAACTTATAAAATATGGGCAATATTCGCTTCGGCCGTTGTTCTTGCCAAACCACGAAAAGTAATCCCCGTCACGTCGGTAGCCGCCCCGCGACGCTGGGAACAATCTTGCGGCCGCGTGTTCTACCACCGAAGATTCTGAATAAGAATTAAACCGCAGGGCCACTCTATGCCCCGAGTTCCAGACTTTCCAATTGCGATTTACTCGAACTACTTTCATAAAGCCAATTATAGCAGATCAGGATTTATTGGTCAACCTGCCCATAAATACTTGACTATGCCACGTCTAAGCCTATATCGCCCAAATCGAACCCGTGATTATCAATTTTTGGATAAAACCATATCTGAAATGTATACTGTTGGCGGGCTTGACATTTATGTTCACAAATACATGGGCCCTCAAGCCGGGGGGCAGGATTCTGCGCTGTCAGGCAACGGCGATGCCACCCAGCCTGTGTATGAAGATGTCAACGTGCTAAACATTCAAGACTTGCTGTTGCTGGAAAACCGTGACAGAATCTACGATCCCGACATTTATGTCATGCGAGGTGTCTATCGGGTCCAAGATGTTGATTTTGATCTTACCCAATTTGGTTTGTTTCTAAACACCGACACGCTGTTTATCACTTTTCACTACAACGACATGATTGACACTTTTGGGCGAAAGCTCATGGTAGGCGACGTAATTGAAGTTCCGAATTTAAAAGACTATCATCCACTCAACTCTGCGTTGCCACTGGCACTGCCACGCTACTATGTTATTCAAGACGCTGCCTTTGCCAGCGAAGGTTTCAGTGTTACATGGCAACCACATTTGTGGCGTGTCAAAGCCAGCCCACTAACTAATGCACAAGAATACAAAAACATACTTGACAAACCATTTGTGGCTGAATATATTTGGGATCCAGGCGACTTTTATCCAATGGGCAATGTAGTTAACTACGGCGATGTATACTACAGAGCCATTCGCAATGTTCCTGCGGGCATAGAAATCACTGATACAACTTACTGGGCCGAATACACTCCGCCTACTATCAGTGACATGCAAAGCACTCGACCCAAAGATACACAGATCAACGATGATATTGTTACTCAAGCCAATGTAGAAGTTCCTGCTTCGGGTTTTGACGTCAAAGATTTTTATGTTGTTCCAACATTGGCCGACGGGCAGCCGGCCAATCCAACTTCTTTACTGTCCGATGGCAACACCACAGTTGACGGGACACAAGGAGGCATGGATGTTACTCCTCGAGCAGATGGTTACACAGCCGGTTATCTAACTGGCGACGGTTTTGCCCCCAACGGATTTCCAGTTACTCCTGGTGTGAGCTTTCCCCCAAATCCTGTGTCTGGTGATTACTGCTTGCGCTTGGACTACAAGCCCAATCGTTTGTTTAGATACAACGGCCGTATGTGGATCAAGATCGAAGAAAAAGTCAGAACACAGTTAGACAACGGTCCAGTGAACCAAACTTTGCGCAGTGGTTTTGTCAACAATACATACACCACCAACACCACTGATATGGGTGCTATTCCGCAGCGTCAAAGCTTGAGTCAGGCATTGAAGCCACGGGCAGACAATGGTGACCAAGGTGGCAACTTGCCGCCCAACCCGCCAATAAATTACGGTTAATCACATGCAACAATTTTTTTATGACGAACAAATACGTCGTTTCTTACTGCAATTTGCCCGGGTGTTTACTGGATTTCAAGTTGAA